AAAAGAATCACCACCTGCTTCAGCAGCTGCAGCAAGTTGCTCTTTCCACATTGGACCAGCAGCTTGAATCTGAGCTAACTCCCATTGGAACTCAGCATCCTTACGCATGAACTCTCTGTTAGCAAGAATGTCTCTATCCTTCCAACCAAGATACTTCTTCTGAGCATATGTTACAGAAACAAACTCATTACTAGCAAGAGTATTGAAGTTAGCAGCCTTAAGCTCTAGCTTCTGACTCTCTCTCATCTCGTAGTAGTTAGTAGGTGGATTGAAAGCCACATCAAGATTAGTCTCACTAAGATTCAACTCATCCCATACTCCCTTAAGCTTAAGATGAGTAATGAAACCTCTCTTAATAGCAGAAGACAAACGCTGTTGCATGCGAACAACAAACTTAGCAAACTTAAGCTCTTCACGAAGAATAGAAGCTGGATCAACTGTACGATCTTCTGGATCAATACGAGTTGAAGGTACTTTAAGAGCTCTATAAAGCTTCTTAATGAAGTACATAAGGTCAGTCAACTCACCAAGATTAGAACCTCCTGGAAGCTGAGTAACAGAAGTACCTTCAGAGCCTTGGCGCTTAGCAAACCAGAAGGCATCAAGCATTGACTGAGGATTGAACTTGTTAACAACATTGTTCTGATCACTATCAAAAGTCTTCTTTGACCAATAGTTCTGAATAAGCTTACGAAGATAAGCTTCAGCCTTTGGTGGAGCCATATTACCAACATCAACGTTGAATACGAGACGTTCTGGAGCTCTTACCAATCGGTAAATAACAATAGCATCTTCAACAAGAGAAAGCTGACGATAAGGGCGACGGGCATTCTCAAGGAAAGGAATAACAAAGTCCTTAGTATCATTATAGACACCAGAGTTAGCATAAACAATCTGGTTTTGCTCCATAGGAACCATTTCAGTCTTTTCAACCTTATTAGGTTGTGTAGCACTAAAGATTGGCTTCTTATAAATGAAGCCTTTAACAATCATGTTTTGAATGTTATTATAAACTGGGTCAATAATCTCAGAAGGAATATTAATCAAACCAAGAACACCTTCTTTAACATAATTATCATGTAGAATCTGCTCAAAGTAAACTTCACCTTCAACAAGTAGTTGACGAAAATACTGCCAACCTTTTGACTTAAGGTCATAGTAGTCAACATACTTATCGAACTCTTTATCTAGATCTGTCTTTTGATCTACATCAAGCTCAATGTTCTCATACGCAATCTTGATAACACGACCAGTCTCATCAGCATTGATCATCTCATCACAAATCTCATCAAGAGCTTCTGCTACCTCATTATTAGCAGCCATTGAGCGATAGTCACGCATACGACCACCTTTGTCTTGATCCAACGATGCATACATAACATCATTGAAGGAGCCATCCTTACCAAAGTCACCAATAGGGATATTGTTATAAGGATTAGAAGATGTTACAGATGACTTAACAAGTGCTTCTGCTCTCTGCTGACCATTCTTAGCAAAGTGCTTATACTTATCATTAAGAGAATCATCTTCTTGTGAAGCATACGGAAGCCTATTTGAAACATAGTTCATAAGGTTTCTACCAAATGTAGCTGCTCTTCCGTCATTAGTTGGATTAGTGTTTGCCATCTTAATATATTTATTCTGTTGTAAAGGATACTCCAGAGATGCTTCCTGTAGAAGTCCACCCTGCTGGGTTCTTGACTACTACTTGGAATGTTCCTGGTGCGTTTAGATTAGAGAGATTAATATTCATTACTGTATCACTCTGTACAGTATAGCTTGAAAGTGGTAATAGATATCCATCAATTGTACCTGTATAGGTTGTATCAACTGATGTAAGAGTATCTGTAAGAGCAGAAGTAGATGAGAGGAGAACAAACTCAGTCTCATTATAGTTCTGACCGATAAGGGTAAATGTACCTTTATTAAGTTGTTTAGCTTGAGTAGTAATTGTTACTGGACTATCAATTGGCATAGGGAAGCCAGAAGCATTATAGAATACAGAATCTGTAAAAGGATAACCAGAAAGTGATACAGTTTCAATATCAGCATCTGCTGTTAAACTATCAAAGAAGCTCTCATAATCTTGAGCTGTAATAGCAGGTGTAAAGCTGTAAGTTGAATCAGCATTAACAAAGTTAGTATCAATAAAGTAAATTGGATTCTGCTTATCGTTTCTATTTCTAAACATCCAACCCTTAATAGTGAATGAAGTATCAGCAACAATTCTAAACTGATCACTGTAGGTTGTATCCTTCGGAGGATTCATTGAGATTGTATTACTCCATAATACTTCAGATCTAATCTCAATAGGATTAAAAGGCTTACCACCACTAAGCAATGATTCTTCAACAGGCTCTCTCCAAGCAAGTACAATATATGGATTGGTATAAGGAATGAAGTTGGAAAGTATCTGCTCCATGTCAGACATATATCTACAAAGAATAGACATGTTAACCTCTAGGCTAACTGGTACAGGAGTATTGATTGAAGAAGCTGTATCCTCACCGTAGTTATCAAAACTATCGAGCTTATTAAATACCCTATCTGTATCATAGGAAACAGAAGCAAGATCAACACTAACAACAGGTAGTTTTAAGTTTTGAGCTTTGTTGATGATATCATACATGATACGCTGCTTGGGAGCCATTACGTATCTCACAGCAATCTCTTGCTCTGGCTCTTTATCTTTATTGTGTCGCTTAATGACTGTATCATCAAACGCAGCAATAAATTGCGTAAGCAAGTCCTTAATCTCGAAGTTGTATGTATATTTCTTCAAAGCTACTATTATTTAATGCTAAATGAAGCGATCGAGGAAGTATTTAGGTAACTTATGTTTAGCTCTTACAATATTCTCAACAATAGTACCATCAAGAATATAAGTAATGCATTCATCGTTAGTAGATCTAATACCTCTACCACAAGACTGAATCAAAGAACAGAGCATCTTATTCTGATACCAGCTAAAGTCGGCCTTCATAAGCTTCTCAATCCTTACATCTTTAGTAGGTAGGAACGGAGCTTTGATAATAATCTGAAACTTTGCAAGGTCACCTTTCAAGTCTACTCCATAAGACATTGAAGGAGATACTAATACAGTAGGATCACTACTAAGCATATGCTGATCTAGAATATCCTCATTCTTAATACCAGGCTCTCTATACAAGAACCTATCACCATATAGCATAGTACTCAACCTAGATGTAATAGTATTGTTATGAGTATGAATGATACCTTTATCAGCTCCATGATGCTTACAAATCTCAGCTACTTGTCTAATCACTTTAGGAAGATTCTTCTCCATAAGGTGATAGTTAAGCTTATACTTAGGGTTGCATACAATAGGAGCCTTCTTTGGATCGAAGCTTGACTCAGCTTCTACATATTGATAATCAGTAATACCAAGACTCTTACAGAAGTTATCAGGATCAATAATGGTAGCTGACATTAAGATGACTTGATCAGCAAAGTCAAATAGTCTCTTAGCCAGGTTATTAACCTTGAGAGGCATAAAGGTAATACCTTCTCTATCCTTTGTATGAACATACTCACTCTCAGTCCATGAGTCAGTTACAAGATCTACTTTACCTTTTAGGTTCTGCAATCTCTGCATATTAGTAGTAAGATCCATCAAAGACTTCTTATTACGAGTCTTACTTGTCTTAAGTATCTCTTTAATATCATCAATCTTGTCAGTAAGGTCAACTTGCAGTTCTGACAACCACTTAACAGCATTCATACTTGAGGTTAGTACACGAGGGGCAATATCCATACGAGCAAGAAACTTATACTCAATCTTACAAGTAAACTCTTTTACCAACTGATCTTCTAGCTCAGAAGCCTCATCACAAATCAAGAACTGCCTCTTCTTAAGATGATCAGGAAGAGCGAAGAACATATTATAGTTAAGAGTATTGAACTGAGCAGTTAGAGCTTTGTTACGAGCCTCATAATAAGGACACTTACATTTAGCCCAACAATCAGCTTTAAGGTTTTGAGAGCTTACACATGGAGCTACATCTACTGGAAACCTCTCATCCACTACACATTGATAGTTAGACTTACCCTTAACAACCTCAACATCATCAAATAGCTCTTTGTATTGATCTTGTAGAGCTTTTGTAATAGTCAAAGCAGTACAGCCAAAGGGAGCTGTCTCTTCCATTTCTTCTTGATACTTATATCCTGAAGAGCCTCTCTTGAAAGCAGCATATGAAGTAACTAACTCTCTAAACTCATCTGGAGCTTCTTCTGAAGCATTACCAAGAGTCTTAGAAATAAAAGACTTACCAGCTCCAGTAGGAGCATTACAGATAACGAATTTTTTACCTGCTGCAAAAGCTTCATCAATACTCTTTAGAAGCTTTACTTGAGAAGGGTTAGGAGTATAGCCTTCGGGGAAGTTGTTTGTTATAGTTGTTCCGATCACTATAACTATTATAGGCTACAATGTAGCGTAATCAAGTTAAAACTGAACATCTTCCAAAGGAAGAATATAGACATTAGAGTCATATAGCTTAGAACTCTTACTGGAGTCTAAGAACTTAACTTGTAGATCGAGATCACCTACATTAAGAAACTTCTCAAGTTTATAACAGAGTGTGAGTTTTCTACCATCGGTGGACATCTCATATGGATATGGAATCTCATACAAGCGTGTTCTTACTTCATCCTCTAAAGTAAGCTTAGCATAGTGCTGCTTGATCTGAAAAATCCTCAACCTACCTTTACGGATAATTTTCTTATCTGTACAAATGGCTACTTTCTGCAATAGAAAGGGTTTAAGGTGATCTGAGAAGTTTTCAGTTGAGATATTCATGAGTTCATAAAGCTAAGTTTTTGGTCTGGTGCCATTGGATAAATATTTTCATTAAAATATTCCCACCATTCTGTTGCTGGAATTGATTGTATTAAGGTACAACTATCCATCGCAACGTTTCTATAGTCTTGCATCATTATGTCCCAAACAACACAAATGTTTTGCATTGCTTCGTTTATCTGCATACCACCTCGAGGTGGTCTATAGTTTAGAGTTGTTCTACCATTTATAGAGGTAAGGATACTCAAATCCTTAGTGCAAAGGATACGCCTTGTAGGACCGTCACCAGGTCTTGGATCACGTCTTACAAAGCGTACTTCACAAACATTACTGCGCAGTAAGTTGTCAAGGCCTGACCTACTTATCTGCATTCTTAAGGTTACAAATACCAAAGAGACGATCTTCGTTCAAAAAGATACCTTTCTTAACTGTCGTACCCTGGACGTCGATATTAGCTACTGTAACACCGAGGTTCTGTGGGAAGAGAACAATATCACCAGGCTTTGCATACTCAGCCTTAGGCCCAGCAAGAACAACCTTAGCCTTACGCCAAGCTTTTGTAATTGCATTAGTTGGAACCAAAATTCCATTACGTTCAATATCACCATCTTCTGTCTCATCAATATACTCAACAAGAAGAATGTCGTCAAAAATCATTGTAAGCTCAAAATCATCAGAAAGACCGATATCACCTTCGGAGTGAGTCGAAAGGTCGATCAAGTGCTTATGAGTTGCTAGGTTATCAATATTAGCCATACTATTATTTACTATGTGTTAGGAATTAATCAACTCTTTATACTGCTCTAACTCACGTGAAGACATAAAGTTATTCTTAGCAATCATCTTGAGATTAGTCTCTTCTTCCTTCTGCTCTTTATCTTTCTTAACCTTCTTGATATAGTTAATACGTTTGAACTTAAGACGGGGAATAAGATTGAAGTATAGCTTATAAGTCTTCTGCTTATCAGTATCAAAGATACCACAATACTTATTGAGAGTCTCATTGACAAAGCCAACAGTCTCTTTACTGTACATTGTTAACCATCTATTGAATAGAAACGGTACGAAAGCCTGTTCACCTTCCTGATCAAGAGGTTCAGGCTGCTTACTCTTATTAGAGTAAAAAA